TTCAATGACAAGACCAGACTTGTCTGGGGCTATCCTTACTCGATGACTGCCATCGAGGGGTTGGTTGCTAAGCCACTGAACGATGAGTTCAAGAAAGGTTGTACGCCAATGGCGTATGCAGTGTCTTCAATGGCACTGGGAACGAAGCTGTGTGTGGCTTCATATCATAAGAAGTGGGCGTATTCTCTTGATATGTCGCAGTATGATGCGACTCTGTCCTCTGGGCTGATTCACATCGCGTTCAAGGTTCTTAAGACTTGGTTCGACCTCCATGAAATTGAACCAGTTAGTGGGAAATCGGTTGGTGATATATTCGACGTCATCGAAAAGTACTTCATTCACACCACTATTGTTATGCCAGATGGGAAGCTTTACATTGGGAAAGACCACGGAGTTCCTAGTGGTAGCTACTTCACCCAGATGATTGATAGCGTATGTAATGTCATCATCGGTGGTACACTGTCAGCGAGATTCAAGCTTGATGTCGCGAAGACCGACGTCTTTGTTCTTGGTGATGATTTGTTGATTTGGTCTAATCGCCGAGTCGACCTTGACGCGTTAAGCCGCTATGCGGCTGAGGCTCTGTCTGTCAAGCTTCACGGAAGTGAGAAATCAGAAATCTTTGCTTGTGACGAAACAGTGCATTATCTTGGACGTAACTGGGAAAACGGTCTGCCGACCTTAGAAACTGGAGAAATCGTTAAGCGGATGGCATTTCCTGAAACTTATCGTAAGTACTCAGCGGATGAGCAGGAAAAAGACAGACAGGTAAGAATGCTTATCTTATCATATGCTTCTGTCTATTACGAAGGTTGGAGGATTGCGACAGACTTGTTGGACGGCTCGGGTCGTAACTACGGAAAAGGTTGCGCTAATGTTGACCGTAATGTTTATCGCCGAGCGTGCTCGAAGCAGGGAGTTAACCCTTCCTTTCTCTCAGGACTCGAGAGATTCCGACGTGAGTATGTAATCGGAACTTCATCCGGGAGCACAATGCCGATAACCGCGACTCAATACTGGTTGTAGGGTCGCATCCACTCCCCAGTAAGTGGAGG